ATTCATATAATGCTAACATGGTGACCAATGAGGTCTTCATTGATAGTGCTACATTAAGAGAAAATGTAGTATCATTAGCAAAGAACATTGGATATACACCAAGACCAAGACGTGCAGCAAAAGCATTGGTTTCATTTGCTGTTGATGTAAGTGACACAACAGCAGTTTCTGTAACACTTAAGAAAGGTATTGTTGCTACAACTGCTGCAACCTTTGGTGGCACTAACTTTACCTTCTCAATACCAGAAGATATTACAGTAGGTGTTGATGACAGTGGTCTGGCAATTTTTGATTCTATCACAGTATATGAAGGTGTTTATGTTCAACAAACATTCTCTGTAAGTGCTAGAACACCAAATCAAAAGTACATCCTTACAAACAGTGGCATTGATACCAATTTAATTAGAGTAAGTGTAAAAGATTCTGTAAGTTCTAGTATTGTAAGAAAGTTTACACAATCTAAAGGATTGTTTGATGTAAAGAAAGATTCACCTGTATATTACTTACAGGAAGTAGAGAATGAAAGATATGAAATATTATTTGGTGATGGTATCTTTGGATTACCAGTTCAGGAACCAAATATAGTGCAGGTTGGATATATTATATCAAATGGTGAAAATGGAAACAATCTGTCAAGACTTTCCTATGCTGGACAGTTAGTTAATAATAATGGTGGATCAATAACAACCAATATTACAACTATGGTTGTTGACCAACAAAGTTATGGTGGAGCACAGATTGAAAGTGTAGATTCAATCAAGAAGTTTGCACCACAGATTTATGCTTCTCAGAATCGTGCTGTTACTACAGTTGATTATGAAGCAATGATTCCAAAGATCTATCCTGAAGCAGAATCAGTTTCTGCTTTTGGTGGTGAAGAATTATCACCTCCTAAGTTTGGAAGAGTATTAGTTGCTGTAAAACCAATTAATGGTGTTTATCTTTCAAGCACTGTAAAGACAGATATTCAAAGACAACTTAAGAAGTATTCAGTTGCTGGTATTGTACCAGAGATAGTTGACTTAAAATATTTGTTTGTTGAGACAAATTCTTATGTTTATTACAATGAGAATAAAGCACCAAGTTCAACAACTGTAATTGGTGTTTGTAGAAATAACATTAATGAATATGCAGATTCATCAGAATTAAATCAGTTTGGAGGAAGATTCAAGTATAGTAAGTATCAGAATGTTTTAGACAATAGTCATACTTCTATTACTTCAAACATTACAACAGTCAACATGCGTAGAGACCTGCAAGTTGTATTAAATGCATTTGCAGAGTATGAAATTTGTTTTGGTAACAGATTCCATATTAAAAACCATGGTCATGGAACACATGGTGGTGAGATTGGTTTTAATATCAAATCATCTGGTTTTAAAGTATCAGGTATCTCTGATACATTATATCTTGGAGATAGTCCAAATCAAGACTTGAAGACTGGCACAGTCTTTATGTTTAAACTGAACTCTGAGACAGAGTATGTAATTGTAAAACAAGATGTTGGTACAATTGATTATGTCAAAGGTGAAATCATGTTGTCACCAATTAATATCATTTCTACCGTAGTAAATAGAGGTGAGTCACTCATTGAAATTTCTGCAACTCCTTACTCAAATGATGTAATTGGAAAGCAAGATCTTTATCTTCAACTTGATACTTCTAATGTTTTTATTAATGCTGTAACTGATGAAATTGCATCTGGTGATGATGTTTCAGGAAGCAACTACATTGTTACTTCTTCTTATTCAAATGGAAAACTTGTTAGAGGGAAGGAGATCTTAGCAACTTCTCCCACAGTTAGAGTAACAACAGCAGACCTCTTAGAACAACAACAACAAACAGTTACACAAGCAACTCAATCAGTTACTGTGACAACTGGAATGGATGGTTCCACAACCTCAACAACAAATACATATTCTTACTAAGAAATGGCGGTAGATAGAGTACAACTTCAGGATGTATTATCATCCCAAATCCCTTCCTATGTACAGGATGATTTTCCTTTACTTGTAAATTTCTTAGAAGAATATTATGTCTCTCAAGAAACACAAGGTGGTGTTCTTGACCTGGTTGAAAATCTTGACAAGTACGTCAAAGTTGATGAACTTACCAACTTAAAGACTGAAGGAACATTATCAAGTGATATTAATGTTAATGTGACATCAATTCCTTTGTCTGCAGACACTAATTTTACATATGGATTTCCTGAAAAAAATGGTCTGATTCAAATTGATAATGAGATTATAAAGTATAGCACTAAGACTGCAACCTCCTTAGAGGGGTGTGTAAGGGGTTTCAGTGGTGTTACGCAATATGTTAATAGTCTTGTACCAGATAAGCAAACATTTACAACATCAGTAGCAGCATCACACAAAGCAAATGCTACAGTTAAGAATTTAAGTATTCTTTTCTTACAAGAATTTTTTACAAAATTAAAAACTCAAATTACTCCTGGATTTGAGAATAGAAGTTTTGCAGATGGTTTAGATCAAAAAACTTTTTTAGTTGGTGCTGACAGTTTTTATAAGTCAAAAGGAACTGATGAATCATTTAAGATTCTCTTCAAAGCAATCTATGGAGTTGATGTTGATATTATCAAACCTAATGATTTGCTTATCAGATCATCTGATGCAAACTACGTTGTAAGTCAAGATTATGTTGTAGAGAAGTATTATGGAGATCCACTTGATTTAAAGAACAGAACAATATATCAAAATTCAACAAATGCAAGGGGCACTGTAACAAAAGTTGAAAAACTAAATGTAGATGGTGACTTTTATCAAGTCTCAATTGATACTGGATATCAAAGAGATATTGATGTTGATGGAACAATTTTTGGTAAGTTTGAACCTAACTCAAAAACAAGACTACTTAATGATGTAAATGTTGGTGCAACAACTATTGATGTTGATTCAACTGTTGACTTTCCAAAGTCAGGTTCTCTTGCGCTTGTTGATACAAATGGTGATTTAAATTTAATCAACTATACAGATAAAAATCTTACTCAATTTGTTGGTCTCACTCCTACAACTAGCACTTTCACTAAGGGTATTGATGTAAGAGCAAATGATTATTCATATTCAAATGTTGGTGTAGGAACAGAAAGTCAAATTAGAGTAAGAATTCTTTCTACTCTAAAAAATATTGAGTACAATGAGCAAAACTTTGGTTTTAATGTTGGTGATAGAATTAGTCTAAAAACTATTGGTGTTGAGGATAATACATTTAGATCTGATTGGTTCTATAATGTAAAGTCAAGACTGGATATAAAGAAACTTTCTCTGACAAATCCAAGCAACAACATTTATGAAGTTGAGTTTTTTGAAGATCATGATTTACGTGTTGGTTACAACATTGAAATAACTGATAAAAATTTAAATTCAACCAAGTTTGGCGAGATTACATCAGTTGATTCTAACAGAGTATTATATGTACAAATGGGATCTGCAATCCCATCATCTACTTTATCTAATACATTTACATTAGAAAATCAGTTACTAAAAGGTGATTCATCTGAATTATCTATTGGTGAATTTAATGCAAATGTTCTTAATGCATATTATAAGAATGGTCAAAAATATTTGATTGCATCAAACAGTATTCCAAATTATGATGATGAGATTAGATGTGATGATAAAACTTTCACATTTACTGGTAGTGCAACTTCTGATGTTTTAACCATCTCTACAAGTTCAGATCATGGTCTCTATAGTGGTGATGCTGTTTATTATAATGCAAATACTATTGTAACCACAACTGTAAGTGATGGTATAACATTTACTGATACAACTTTAAGTAAGTTTACCAATGTGGATGAGGGTGTTTATTTTGTTGAAAGACAGAATGCTTTCAGTATAAAGTTAGCAAAAAGTAAGGCAGACTTAGCAAATAATAAGTTTATTTCTCCTGAAGGATCTGTTATTGATAATAAGTTTACATATTATCCTTTTTATGAAAAACCACTTTCTTCACAAAAAATCTACAGAGAAGTTGATAAACCAATTCAAGAGGCAGGTGTTTTTACAACAAAACCTGGAAAAACAGGTGTATTGATTAATGGTGTAGAAATTGAAAACTACAAATCATCTGATGTTATATTCTATGGTGGATTAAAATCATTTGATGTTTCTAGCAATGGTAAAGACTATGACGTAATTAACCCACCAATTATCAGTGTCACAGATAATTCAGGCACTGGCGCTACAGGAACAGTAACAGTATCTGGATCTTTATCAGAGCTGAGAATTATTAATAAGGGGTTTGATTTCTTAGAGACTCCTGTAGTTAATATTGATGGTGGAAGTCCTACTGTTCCTGCAGAAGCAAAAATAAATCTTGTTGAAATTGATCACAAAATTCCTTTCCAAGCAGGCATTGAATTTAATAATTTAGATGGTGGAGTTGATTTAACAAATGATATTATTGGATTTACTACATTCCACAACTTAAGAGATATTGAACAAGTCACATATAATGCAACTAGAAATCCTGTTTCTGGATTAGGAACTGATCAAACTTATTTTGCAAAAATTGTTGATGGAACAAGAATTAAATTGTTTTCATCCTTTGATGAAGCTAATACAGGAATTAACACTGTAAGTTTGACAAATCTTGGAAATGGTTTACAAACATTCTCTACAGTTGAAAGAAAGAAAGTTGTAAGTAGTATTATTGTCTCAAATTCTGGTTCTGGATATAAGAACCAAGAGAGAACTATCACTGCTGCTGGAATCAGTACATCATTGAATATATTTACTATTGAAGATCATGGATATAGCACTGATGAGATTATTAGATACACACCAAATTCATCTTCAATAACTGGAATATCATCTCAAACTGATTATTTTGTAAGAAAGATTGATGAAGATAGTTTTTATCTTTATGAGTTAGGAACTGGATCATTAGACAGAAGATATTATATTGATAATAATGTTCCTGTGAATATTACATCAACAGGTACAGGATATTTTAATTATAAACCAATCACTGTTACAGTTAGTGGTTTGACAGGTGTAAACACTTCATTTGGTCAAGAAATTGATTGCACTGTTCAACCAATCTTTAGAGGAACCATCACAAGTGCAAATGTATCAAATGAAGGTGTTGGTTATGGTTCTTCTGAAATCTTAAACTTTGATAGAAAACCAAATATTACTCTTAATAGTGGTGCTGATGCACAACTAACACCAGTTGTTGAAAATGGAACTATTACTGAGGTTGTTGTAAACAATGGTGGAACTGGATACAACTCACCACCCCATATAACTGTATCTGGTGGAAAGTATTGCAAACTCACACCAATTATTGAAAATGGATCAATCAAATCTGTTGTTGTAGTATCTGGTGGAATTGAATATAAGAGTGATTCATTAATTACTATTTTGCCATCAGGTAATGATGGATCTATTGCTGCAAATATAAATCAGTGGACAGTAAATAAATTTGAACAAAAATTTAATAAACTTACTGATGATGATTGTATCATTACAACAGGATCAATTGATAATACAACGCAACTTGCTCACTTATATGCTCCTAGAAATTTAAGAACTGTAGTATATGGAAATAAATCAAATAAAGAAAAACAATATCAACATCCTGATCTTACAATTAAGAGTGGATTAGAATCTGACTCTAAGTATCACTCTCCAATTATTGGATGGGCATATGATGGTTGTCCAATCTATGGTCCATTTGGATATGATAAAGCAGATGGTGGTTCTGTTAGAAGAATGATCTCTGGTTATCAAGCAGAAGTAAAACCAAGTAGACCTCCCTTAAACAAATATCCTCTTGGTTTCTTTGTTGAGGATTACAATTTTACTGGTTTAGGTGATTTAAATGAATCAAATGGCAGATTCTGCATCACACCAGAATATCCCAATGGTACTTTTGTTTATTTTTCAACTTTCCAACAAACACCAGAAAGTGTTGGTCCATTCAAAAACTTCAGAAAACCACAGTTTCCCTATTTGATTGGTAATACATTCCAACATAAACAAAATGATTTTAACTTCAAGAAAACATCAAATCATGTAGAGTATGATCTAGTAGAAAACAACTGGAGAAGAATAACTACCCCATATAAGATCAATTCAAAATTTGGTGGGTATGATTATATTTTTAACTCTAATAATATTAAAGAACAAGTAATAGAAATCACTGGTGTTTCCAAAGGCAGTGTTGATTCAGTTGGTATTTTAACTGGGGGATTAAATTATAAAGTTGATGAAAGGGTTGTTTTTAAAGGTGATACTGATGGCAAAACTGCAAGAGGAAAAATTACAAAGATTGGTGGTAAGACAGTAAACAATGTTGATGTTGAAACTACTGTTTTTTCAGATATTGAGTTCTTAAATGTAGGTGCTCCCAACAAATTTGTTGGATTTATGACATCACCTCACAATCTCTTGAACAACACCAGGATGAAAATTTCTGGTCTTTCAGATCATTTTGATGGTCTTGACAAGTATTACAAGATTGGGATAAACACTGGTTCTTATGTTCTTCTCAATGATGTTGGAACATCAGCAGCAACTGGTATTGTAACTTATTTTAGTGTTGGTGGTGCATTCCAATATCCATTCATGAGACCAAATGATATTATTGATATTGAATCTGAAAAGGTAAAAGTTTTAAACAGTGATCCTCTCAATAACAGAGTAAGAGTTCTTAGAGCACAGAATGGCACAACTGGTGCTGCTCATACAGGTAATGTAAAACTCTTCCAGGATTCAAGATCATTTGCTATTAATGTTGGAGCACTTAAAACAACTAAAGTTTTAAAGATTAATACTGAATTTTATTTTGATCCAAATGAGGCATTGGGTATTGGTAGTGAGACAACTATTGGTGCTGGAAAAACAATTACATTCTCAAATCCTGGTGCTGGTATAACAAACATTTTTGTTCCTGAACAACAACTATATTCACCTAATCATAATTTTAAAGTAAATGATGTTGTAAACTATAAAACAAATACAGGATCTTCTATTGAAGTATGGAATGGTAAAGCAGGTGTTGCTAAAACAACACTTGATACAATTTCATCACTCTATGTTGCACCATTCAATAGAGACTTTATTGGATTATCTTCTAACAAAGTTGGAATGACAACTTCTGGTTATCTTGGACTTGTTGACAATACTGTAGGACTTTATTACTTCACTGGTATTGGTACTGGTGACTATCATAGTTTGAAATCAGATTTTGATGATGTTATTACTGCAAAAGCAGAAAGAACAAAGGTTACTGTATCTACAGCAAGTTCACATGGTCTTTTTGTTGATGATCAAGTAACATTTAAATTAAATGCTACAAATCAACAAACAATTGTAGTCAAGTATAATGATTTTAATAGAAGGATTGTTTTTGATCCACAAACATTTGCTGCATCTGATGTTGATACAACTCTGAATACAATTGGTGTCACCACTAGCATTTTTAAAACAGGTGATAAAATCATTCATACCTCAGGAACACCTTCAGGTGGATTGGTGAATGAAAAGATGTATTATGTTTATATGGACACACCAACAAAAATTAAACTTGTTGAGGAGAAATTTGAACTTGATAAAATTTCTCCAAATTTTGTAGATATTACTTCTGCAGGTATTGGAACCATTGCAAAAATTAATCCTGCAATTCAAGCATCATCAAATATAAAATTTGATCTGTCTGATCCTTCATTATCATTTGTTTCAAATTCAATTAAATATCCTGCATTTGAAATGAAGATGTTTAGTGATTCATTATTCATTAATCAATTCCTTACATCACAAAGTGCTGATTTTGAAGTACAAACATCAGGAGTTGTTGGAACAGATGCTGAACTTACACTTAATATAAAGAATATGCCATATGCTTTATATTATAAGTTTGAAAACGTCAATAATGCCTTTATCACAAATGAGAAAAAGATAGTAGTTGATGAAGATGTTATTTCAAATAATACTATATTCAAATCTATTTCTGTTTTTGATGGAACCCATACAATTATTGGAATTGGAACAACCACTTATGATTTTGATTTAGACAATATTACATTAACCACTTCTTTTGATAAGACAACTTCAGAGGCAGAGTATGAAACAACATCAAGAAATGCATTTGGTTCAGTCAAGTTTGTTGATTTAGTTGATAATAATTATGGATATAAGTCAGTCCCAGGTATTTCTTCAATAAAGAGTGGTATTGGTACTGGTGCTATTCTTTTTGCTGAGTCAAAATCAATTGGTCAGATAAGAAATCAAAAGTTCCAATCTAATAATATTGGTTGGAATTATCCCACTGATCAGACTCTTAAACCCACAGCAAATTTACCTGAAATAGTTGAGGTTAATCCGCTAGCATCTTTTGAAAGAATTGGAATTACAACATCTGGAAGAGATTACTTAGTAGCACCTGCTCTAATTGTGAGAGATGGAGTAACTGATGAGATTGTTGATTGTGAAATTAATTATGAATTAGGTGATCCTGAGGTTAATATTGTAGTTAACTCTAGAGGTTTCTATCCAACTTCACCAAGAATCATTGCAACTAATAATTCAAATGGATTTTTAATTAACGGTGTAACTCTTTCTGGAACAACTGTAAGATTAGGTCTTACGAATCAGTTTAGCAGTGATGAAGAATATCCTTTCTTTATTGGTGGAGATGTTTATGTTGAGAATATAAGTATTGGTATTGGAACTACAGGAAAGGGATATAACTCAGAACAATATAAGCACAAACTTTTTGAGGTTGTTGGTGTTAATACAAATGCTGGTGGTGCAGGTGCTTATGTTGAATATTCTCTTAAAGATGATCTTGGTGTAAATGAAGTTCCTGGAAATGTTGTTTCATTTGGGGGAGCAAGAGTTATTCCAGAAGAGCATCTTCCTAAGTTCCAACCAGTTCTTGGAAAGAATAAGTTTTCAAATGATGAATTTGTAACTTGGGGTTCAGGATTAAATGGTGTTGTTGATGATTATAATGAGGACACTGATATTCTTAAGATCAAGACTTCAAGTGATCTTGAACTTGATGATTTAATCATAGGTGAATCATCAAGAACAAGAGGTGTTGTTGTCAAGAAATTTGACTTTGATGCAGATATCAAAACTGGTGCTGGGACAACTGTTAATTATGGTTGGACAAGATCAACTGGTTTCTTGAATGATAGTCTGCAAAGAATGCCAAATAATGATTATTATCAAAGATTTTCATATTCACTTAAATCTGAAATTCCATTTGATAAGTGGGATAATGTAGTTGGTTCACTAAATCACACTGCAGGATTTAAGAAATTCTCAGATCTGCAAGTGATCAGCAAATCTGAAGATCAGACATTAACACCAAATGTTGATGATACTGAGATGTCATTCCTTGTTGATTGTGTTGGAGAAGGTGATCTCAACTGTTGGCATGACTTTGATCTTGCAAAAGAAAATTTATTTGATGTAAATGGGAAGACTGTTTCAGACACAGTTTTCTTTGAGAATGTAGTTCTTACTGATTACTTTGAGTCAAAAGGAAACAGAGTATTGAGTGTTGATGATGTAAGTGGGGAATTTAATAGTAATGAAAGAGAAGAGGCATTCTCTGAGATTTCTGGATTTACTCCTGGAGTCAAATTTGTAAAATCACTTTTCTATGTACAAGACACTACATTTACTGATGAAAGACAATTCCAAGTATCAACAGCAGTAGTTGATGATGAATTTGCATATTTGACAAGTTATGCAAAGATGTATACGTTCCCTGATCTTGGTCATTTTGATGTTGCAGTTACAGAAGAAGAGTGGAATTTTGAGTTCCATCCAATTAAATTCTCATTAAACAACTATTTTGTATCATCATTCTCATTTGCATTTGAACCAACAGCAACTGGTGCTGGATTAACTTCATTTGGTGATATTGTTCATTATCAAAATCAAGAAGTAAGTGTGTCAACTGGAACCACAACAAATGTTGTCTCTGTTGGAACAAGTTTCAGATCACTGAAGGTTATGAATCTCTTGGTATCAGGAGATGACTATCATTTTGCTGAACTGAATATAATCCATAATGGTTCAGAGGTAAGTTTTGTTGAATATAATAATATTGATGAAAATCCAAATGTTTTATATGGTGGTGGTATTGGAACATATAGTGCTGCAATAAGTGGTTCTGATCTCCTTCTTAAATTCCACCCAAATGCTGGCATAGCAGCAACATCATATAGTCAAATTGTAACTACAACAGCAGGTTCTGCCAGCTTCCCAGGTATTACAACTATGAACACTGCCAGAATAGGTAGTGCATATACATCCATTGCTTCCTCTGGATCTCCAACTGCACATATTGTATCTCAATATGATACAGCAACTGTGTCTGAAAAGTATAGTGCATCTTATCAAGTTATCACAGTTGAAGATAGTGCAAATGGTGATTATGAAATGTTTGAAATTGGAGTTATTAACTCTCTAACAATACCAACACAAGGAATTACTCCATATGGTGTTGTTGAGACTAATTCCTCACTTGGAACTGTTGGAATTTCTACATCTGGAAATTTTGTTAGAGTTACATATACTCCAAATCCTGGTATTGCTGTAAAGGTAAAATCATTCTTTGTTGATTTAAGAGAACTTTCTCCAACTGAAACATTTAACAAGATTGATCTAAATGATGGATATCTTAGAGCACAGACTGGAAACTATTTTGGCACAAAGTCAAGTGTCAGAACATCATTTGGACTTAATCATAATGGTGATCCAATTTTTGTAAGACAGTTTGATGGAGCATCAACAACTGGTGTCAATACAACAACAAACCAGATTTCACTTCCAAATCATTTCTATCAAAGTGGTGAGGCAGTTAAATATACAATCACTGGTGTTGATCAAAGAATAGGAATTGTAACAACTGATTTTGGTGGAAGCGTTGGATCAACTACTCTGCTTCCAACAGATCTGTTTGTTGTCAAAATTAATGATGCTCAGATTGGATTTGCCACAAATGCAGCTGATGCTCAAGCAGTTAATCCAACTTTAGTTCAATTCACTAATGTTGGTGTTGGTAATTCACACTTCATTACTGCTACAAAACAAAACACTAAGGCATTGGTGTCAATTGACAATATGATACAAGCACCAATTGCCAAAACAGGTATTGCTGCAACATTATCAAATGACATCATTTTTGAAACTAATTTTGCAACAAGTGGTATTGTAACTATTGCATCAAATGATAT